ACTAGGAATATTTCTAGAAAGGCATTTTAATTTATAGATGAGGGGAATCTATGTCAACAGTAGTGTTAGAAGAATTTTTATCAACCGTTAATCAAAGTGCTCGGTATGTCTGCCCGATGTGCAGTAAAGACCGAAAGAAAAAGAGCGAGAGAACACTGAGTGTTACCATCGATCATGATGGCACTAAGTATTTTTGCCATCATTGTGGTGTGTCTGGGGTCAAGCAGGAAAAACCTTTCTACCAGAAGTACCAAGAGCCTGATGTAAGTTCCACGGTCAGAGCTATCAGCGTTCCCAAGACTTCAGATGAGGGTGAGGTAGAGAAATATTTATCGACCCGAAATATTCCCACACGAAACCTCCTCGAGCGTTTCCATATTGTCACCGCCAATCGGTACTTCAGATCTAAGGGTGACATCGATGCGGGCGAGGTTCCTGCGATTGGGTTTGTGTATGGCAACAACGAAGCAGTTAAGTGGCGGTCAATAGGCGACAAGCGATTCACTCAGGATGGTGCGGCGAGAACTTTGTGGGGCATAGAAAATGCCAGAAAGTTAGAAGATATAAAGCGAATAGTTATTACAGAGGGTGAGATAGATGCGCTGTCTGTGGCGGCATGCTTGGACGACAGCATCCCAGTTCTCAGTGTTCCAAACGGTGCCCCGCAAAGGGTCAGCAACCGAGAGATAGAGCCGCAAGATGATTCTAAATTCTCTTATGTGTGGGATGCCAAAGATGTACTGCATCGTTGCAATGAAATTATCTTGGCAACCGACAACGATCAGGCAGGCGAGGCACTGCGCGAGGAGTTAGCAAGACGTATCGGTAGGGCAAGATGCTACAGTGTCACCTTCCCAGAGGATTGCAAAGATTGTAACGAAGTTCTGGAAAAGTACGGTGAACATGCAGTAAAAGCGTTGATCGAGAGCGCAGAGGCTATGCCGCTCGAGGGCGTGTACAGTGTTGAAGACTACCGAGTAGACGTTAAACACCTGTATACCAACGGCATGATCGGTGGGTTATCGACAGGCATTGCATCGGTTGATGAGCTGTTCACAATCAAGCAGGGGCAGCTGTCAATTGTCACTGGGGTACCCGGCTCCGGCAAGTCAGAATTTATTGATCAGCTAATGGTTAACTTAGCTAAGTTGTATGACTGGAAGTTTGCTGTCGCATCATTCGAGAACCCACCCCCGCTTCACATTGCGAAGCTCGCAGAAAAGATCTGTGGCAAACCATTCTTTGATGGCGCTACCCCAAGGATGACGCAGGAAGAGGCGGATAAAACTTTAGACTACATCCACGACCACTTCATGTTCCTAGAGCAGAAGTCGGGCGAGGCCGCTACCTTGGACTCAATACTGGATCGAGCACAGCAGGCGGTGATGAGAATGGGAGTTCGCGGATTGGTGATTGATCCTTACAATTACATAGCTCAATCGCAGAGGGTGGAGAATGAGCACCAAGGTATCAACGAAATGCTCACAAGACTGGTGTCATTTGCGAGAGCTAACGGCATTCACATTTGGTTCATAGCTCACCCGAGCAAAATGCCTACCGATTCGGAAGGCAAGACAGCGGTGCCCAAGGGGATGAACATCTCTGGGTCTGCGGCATTCTTTGCCAAGGCGGATCTCGGCATCACCGTACACCAAAACAAAAACAAAGAGGTCGAGGTTCATTGTTGGAAGGTTAGATTTAAATGGTTAGGATCGGTTGGTATGACCAAGCTGAGTTACGACATCCCAACGGGTAGATATTCGGAGATGACTTATGACATCCACATGCCAGAAGCGATCAAGTCGTACCAAGAAACCGATGACGACTGGTTCTGATCTCGGATCACGACAGGTTCACACTCAGCATGTGGTATCTGTCGAGACGCTCGAGACCGGACTGCCAAGGGCTACCGTTAAGGATCAATTATTTATTGATAAACTGTTAATGGCAGACGTAATTACAGTTTCCCAACACGCAAGAGCCGAGCATTTCATTGAGCTTGCACAGAGGGCGCGGTTCTACCTCTCACCTCCCAACATGGCGGGGGTGAGATCGTCATCGGTCAAGCCTGCCGATATGTATAGTTCTGGGTTGATGCGGTTTCATCGCGCAATGAAGCGTGTGCTACGCCTTCACGGTCAGGAGGGGGTTGATGTTGTGAATGAACACATCATAGAGAATCGACCGACAAATGTATCCACACGGATACAGCTGTTGGTTCAGGTGTTGGGGAGCAAACAATAGAAAAGCCGCCCGAAGGCGGCTAACTTGGAGGGGAGGACTATGTCCAACTGCATATTCTCATAACGTCTTATGCAGTACAAGGAAATTGTGCGGTGGTTGGTTACGTTGGCGACTTTACGAACTGGTCTGGCTCGCACTTCACATAACCTTTCGATGCCACCGCTCACCGCTTGGAGTTAGCCAGACCTAGTGTACTGTATCATCGCGTCCTGACATGTCGTCAAGCATTTGCTCGAGGCAGTGTATCCAACCAACAATCCCATCGCGTAATAATTCGGCAGGCATTTCACCTATATGTTCGTGTGCTCGCAGTGATGCCTCAAAGCCATCATCTTCTGTTCTCATGCACAGAAGGATCAATGGTGTTTCGTTGTCATCGTTCATATCTACTCCTATTGGGATGCACGATCTCGACTGATCGCTCCCGTGTGTACTCAGTGCTCTCTTGCACCGATAAATCAAACATAATTACAAATGGGCGACCCATCCGGTTAGCCATAGACTGAGCCGCCTGAATTGCTATGAGCGCATCATCCACGCTTGTATCGTCCGATTGCATCCAAGCACATTTGTCTAACTCGCCACTCATTACTCACCCCGCAAATGTTTTCTATGTATTTTGTTAGATCATCCACCCTTTGCTCTGCATCATACATCCTTCGCAAGATTTTTTCGTAGTCTTCTGAGTTAACTTCAATCATCTTAGGTTCCATAGTTTCACCTTCACAGTTCAGTTCTAAATTTTTAAAGTTAGGCCAAGCCTGCGTACATACCATGTGTATATACATTTGCTCGTCTGCAACCGCATCATGGTAATCGAGTGTTGACACCGCCAGATACAGCAGTGTCATCACCAGACCAAGTAGCAACTTGCTCCACCTTCCCATCACTCATCACTATCCGCATGATGGTTTATCCGAAAGCCCTCAGTCACCAATACTCTGAGCGCCTGCGTCAGTTCGGCAGGGTCGATAGCAATTGAGCCTCGAGCCTGCGCGTCTGTCGCTGTGTGCAGGTAGTGGTGGTCGAGCAATACCAACATCCACTCGATTACATCCTGTCGGTTTTTCATTTCAATGACTCCCGTTTAATCAAATCAAACATCTCACCAATCTTCTCTTGCATATGCTCAATCTCACTTACCTCCGGCTCGGAGTCGAGCATACAGGCCACCTCAAGCTCCAACTCGTTTGCGAGATCCACTAGTGCAGGCCAGTTGATAAGTGAGAATAAGTTCTCACCTGTAATTATGGACTCGGCTAGTCTGCGGTACTCACCTGCCAGTGCAACAATCTCAGCCCAGATATTGTCAGCAGACCATTCCTCGTATGCATCGGTGGGGTGGGCAATGACATGAGTCATCACCTCGCCATGCATCATGTCCGACCAGTTCTTTGGCAGTGGGTGCGTTAAAAAGAACCCGCTTGCCTCGCGTATATAATCAATCTTAACAGTCATACATCACCTCCAACTTCTACCGCTACTCTATATTTTTTCATTTCGATGCCTCCTCTTTGATCAAATCAAACAGCTCACCAATCTTAGCTTGCAAGTCTTCGATCTCGCCTGTCGCTGGCTCAGAATCGAGCATGCAAGCCACATCGATTTCCAACTGGCTCGCCAGATCCAACATCTTATGCCAGTATTCCACCGTCTTAACGACCGAGACCTCGCTGTCGCATCTCTCGCAGAAAGCGCCCCAATCATCGACCTGAGTCACATCAAATCTCTGACCCTCATAATCCCAGACGATATCGCCACGCCATATCAAACTATGGCTCGAACACTGCGAGCACCTGTATCTAGCAGTCATTTTTCACTCCCCATTTTTCTCTGAATACTTCAAGTTGCTGAGTATAAAACTCATCGATTCTGGCATCTAAAGCCTCGAGGATCTGCTCTGCTTCCTCGTCTGTTTCTGCGTACCAATTGCCAGTGATGGTCACAGAATTAAAACCGAACACCCCATCAGAATCATACGCACAACTCAGTATTTGATAGAGTTCCTCGAGTGCTGATTGCACTGTGATGTTTTCTAGATTGCTCATGCATCACCTCGTAGATATCCTAGTTCGATCTCATAGTAATCCCAGCCGCCTTGTGTTGCCGCTGTGAACACCGTTTCGCCATCGCCTAATGCTGATAGAGACTCAAGAAAGTCTTTCACACTAATCAGCTCCCTGTCGGGATAGTCGATTGGATCGATTTGAAAAACGCCATGTTGTTTGTTGGCCGCATAATGAATCATGCCTTCACTCTCCCCTTTCAGTTGATTAAGAATTTTGACTGCATCGACAAGCGAGACGCGCTCGCCTGTCTCATCGTTGTAAACGTGCGCGTTATCGCTGACCCTGATCACCTCATCGATCAGTGCGCCTAGCAATGTAACAAGTTCTTTGTTTGTAACCTTCATAAAACCTCCTGCGGAAAACCGCATTTATCCCTGTACTTTTGTGGCATCAACCACATCACATCGGCCATATCAATCATCTTTCCATTCAGCCCATGCACCCTCCAACTGCCATCGTCAAACAACTGTATCGCGTAGACATTGGATGAGTCCTCATCAACTATTATCCGCCTCATATCAAACCCCTTGGCGGCACTAGGCCGCCTCGTTGAGATAGATTGTTTCACCGAACTCAGCCACGCCCAGAAAGTGTGGCTTGCGGTAGGTGGTTGCCCAGAACACTGGGTAGTCTGGCTCACCGCACCACGTCAGACCCGTGTTACCGACAAAGCCTTCGCCATCAGTGAAGTACACCAGTGCATCAGGCTCTATGTCATTGCGGTCTAAATAGTTAAACGGTGGATTGAACTCAGTGCCGCCCCCGCCATACATCTTAAGCTCGACCTCATCATGCAGGTCGAACTCATCGACATGGTTGATTGTGGAGTCGCAGTACATAACGATCACTGACCTCGGCTTAACAGTGTCTATGATGTCGCGCAGGTGGTTGCCGATTTCAGACAGCATCTCAGCCAACAACGAGCCAGAGGTATCGATACCAATTGCCAGTATGCCGTTGGGCTTAGTGTCATATGACGGCAAGCGCATGCCCAAGTGCAACACCCTGCGGTTGGGTTGGTTCCACGTCTCACTGGATCGAACCTTGTCAGTCAGGGCGTTACGCAGGATTTGATTCCAAGGCTGAGTCTGCCCACGGTGTGCATCGGTGATCTCTCTGAGCCACCCGCCTGCGCCCTTGCCTGCGCGTTCCTCGGCAAGCCGAGCCTCATGCACCAGTGCGGCAATGTCGCGCTCGACCTCTGCTGTCTCAGCCTCGCCCAGTGCATCGCCATCTTCTGACACAGCATCGCGAACCTCGCCCCATGCCGCAGAGGATACGTCTGAGCCGCCCTCAGAGCCGTTCTCAGAGCCGTTCTCATCATCACCCTGCTCACCCCCTTGCTCGCCCTGCGAATCGTCCTCAGAGCCGCTCTCAGGCTGTGCCTGCTGTTGCTTAAGCAGGTCGGCATAGATGTTCTCGGCAGACCACCCGAGATACTTGCCATCGTACAGCCCACCCTTGGGCAGGCTGAAGCCCTGAGATATCAGTGTGCCATTGATCGCGTAGTCGCAGGCTTGGTTCCACAGGTCTGCATCACGACCACGTCTGCGGGTGTGATGACACAGCGCAACATGTAAGCATTCGTGTGCGGTCACACCTTCGACCTCGGCAGTGGTGATCGACTCGAGGAACTCGGGCGACCAGTAGATAAACGATCCATCAGTTGCCGCAGTGTCTGTGCCGCCTAGCTTAAATGGCAGGCGGTAGAGCACGGTCGCGTAAAAAGGATGCGAGCGCACAATACGCTCGCGGACTCGCTGTAGTTTGTTGTGTTCCATATGACCTCCTATTAGTCAAAGAATGCGTTCAAGTTATCGACAATCGCCTTGGCCTGCTCGGCAGTGTGCTTGCGCTTGGCAGGGTCGGCTCTCAACTCATCCGCATCAAGGTCTCGGAGCTTGGTCAGCAGGTCGTTGCCTGCCTTGGTGAGCCGAGGGTCGTTGTTGATGTTCAGTGATGGCAGGATCTGCGCGATCTCTTTTACCTTCTCGACCGTGTTGTCCGAGAATTTACTGGCACGTTTCGCGCCCTCCTCCTTTTGGCCATGACGCTCGAGGCCATCGATCAGAGACTGCAAGGTATCGACCACCCGATCATGCGCCACCTCTGCGGCCTTCTGAACTTTGGCCTGCACCTGAGCCTCGACATCGCGTCTTATTGCCTCGAGTCGTTTTGCAGGCAGGTCTACGCGCAGGTCACCGCCTGCGGGCAGTGGGCGGTACTCGACAGTCAGCCGATACTTCTCGAGCACCTCGTCACGAGTGGGGTAGTCTGACTCGCAGAATGCAGAGCCAAGGCGATAGCGTGATTGAGCGACCAGATCATCGTAGGTCTCACCGAGTGATCGTAGGTGCTTCTCGCGCTGATCATTGAACTTGCGGAGTTGATCCTCAAATCGGTCGATCAGGTCTACGGGCAACAGGTGAACGCCATCTTCCCAAGACAGACACACCCTGCGTAGCAGTTGATTGGTGATCTGGCCTGAGATCTTGGTGAGCGCCTTTACATCAGGCGAATCGATCAGTGCTTTTGACACGCTGATCGATCCCTGCTGTGCGCCCTTCTGACTGGTGACCTCAGCCGCGAGGTCTTTGTCGGACTTGCGGTTACCCCAAGTAGACTGGGTAACCTTGACTAGGATTGCTTCGTTTTGAATAGACATAATATTTCACTCCAAAATAGTTAAGTTATGCGGCAACACCGCAGTTGATTTTGTGGTTGAGGTAAGCACTTGTGTGCGACAGATTATCATCGCGAGCCACGGCTGACTGAAAGAACAGGGCGACCAGTTCATCATCTATGCGCCCAAGATACTGCGCGGCCTCTGCTATGTTGCCATGCGAGCAGTGCCGAGACAGTGCCACAGCGGTGGCGTACTGTGCGCTGATGTTGCTAGGCACCGAGGCGTTCAACGGGTCAGTAAAGATCTCGTTGAGGTTCGGTATGTGCCGACCGATACGCAGGAAGCCTGCCAACTCAGCCGATGCACCCGCACCGATACAGCCCTGCAATGCCGCCTGCTCGAGGTGTTCAGGCAGACCTGCCTCAATGATAGTCGAGGCCGCTTCCCATGTGCGGGGGGTGGCAACCGCGATGTGACCCTTGGGGCATCCGCCATTCGGGTACTCATGCAGTAGGCCTGCGGTCTCGATCTCACCGTTGCCCTTATAAACTGGGTTGCCGCGCAGTTTGATCAGGCCAGTGATGTATGGGCTGATGCCTGCGCCCTGCGCGTATTCGATCCACTCGTTCACATCTGGCACCACGTTCAGATGGGTCTGGAACCGAGTCATCAAGGCGGCATCCTGCCTGCCACGCACACCTGCGTTGTCCTCGGGGCGATTCGATGCGGCAAGGATTATCCATCCATCAGGGAATCGATAGTCTCCCAGTTCGCGTTCGTTCAGTAGCTGATACAGGGCGGCCTGCACCGACTCGTCACCAAGGCATAGCTCATCCAAGAAAAAGACACCCCTGCGCTCACAGTGACCCTCTCGAGGCAGGAATGAGGGTATACGCCATACCGTCAGACCATCCTGCACATCCGGCAGGCCACGGGTATCGACCGACTGAAGTTGCGATGCTCGCACATCGATAAAGCCCCACTGCTCACCAGTGTGGTCGCTCAGTGCCGCGACAGCTTGGCGCACGATGGCCGACTTGCCGACACCAAAAGCGCCCCACAAAAAGATTGGCTTCGCTTTCGGAATCAGTGCGAGTGTTTCGATAATGGTTGCCGCTCCACGGGGCGACACGGTTGCAATGTTGTACATAATGAATCCCTCCAAGGATTTGATTTGGCTTGTCTCATCAGTGCGTTGGGAGCCACCCACACGCAGACCCCCGAAGGGGTTTCGACTAATACCCGAGCCACCGTAGCACCTCCTGCGCGTCATACAGCCCACGCTCGTTGGTGTCCACGTCATCGCGGAACTCATAGATCCAATCATCAACACCGTGCTCTGCGAGCAGTTGGAATGCCCGCTTTTCGGTGATCTCAATGCCCTCTGCCGATTCGTAGTACGTCATAGTGACCCCCTAGATATTGATGCCAAAGGTTTCGTTGTAGATTAAAAAGATCCCCTCATCATCGTGGGGGTACTGATTAATGAACTGCACAGAGCGCAGGAACGCACACCCACAGCAGTCATGCGAGTGCCCACAGCTCGAGTAGATGCCCTCATCCTCGGCATACTTGCGAAAGACGGCATTGATCTCAGGCAAGGTCATGCCGCTTGTGTTGTATAGGGTGGCGATGTGGGCAAAGTCACCGTCATCAGCGGTGATGGTGCCAGTCATCAACACCTCAAGCTCTGCACCTTCTGAGTCCGCAAGATGCGCCAAAAAATCGTTAAGTAAATTGCTCATAGTTAATCCCTCCAAGGATTGTAGGTTTCGGGCTTAAGCCCTCGTCAGTGCCACTACCGCAGTGACAGACCTACAAAGTAAGTCGCACGGTTCCCCCCCGTGCTGATATCTCGCATTCAATCACGTCCGCGATCCCGACTGTATCCTGAGCCGTTCAGTTCTCACCCGCTACCGTCCTTCGGTCGAGCGCCTGCAATACAGCGCCTAGCGGTCACCCGTCCTTGGGCAAGAGTCCAACTGAGTCCGTTCAGTCAGGCGGGATGCGCTCCCCGTCGCGTCCCCCGCAGGGGAGTCCCGACTATAAGGCATCTAATATCGAATTGCAAACAATCAATAGCTGTCGAATGGGTAGCACGGCTCTCAATTGCGCCTACATCTATATGCCTAAAAAAACCAGTAAAACTACTGTATGGATATACAGCGAAATCGAGATCGGTACCCTAGTAATAGCAGAGGGTGGGTCAGAGCTAAAATCGCTCAGAAGGCCATTCAGAGCGTCTCAGGGGTATGTAACCAAATAGCATATAAACGATAGCTGTTAGATCGAAATTTAATATAGGTTTAGGATTACCCCCTCAACTGATAACGGAGACCGGACTAATGGCAAACGAACTCACACCCAAGCAGGCACACTTCGCACGTTGCGTGGCATCAGGAATGACGCAGGCTGATGCATACAGGGAAGCATATGACCCCAAGCCAGACATCACTGCGGCCAGTGTGCATACGCTCGCATCAAGGCTGATGGGTAAGGTTGAGGTAAGGTCTAGAGTCGAGGCTCTGATCAAGGCGAGGGAGCGTGCTGTAGTAGCTTCTGCTCTCACTGACAGGGACAAGGTGCTGAACCGACTGCGGGCTTGGCTCGAGGGCACAGAAGATGCAGACAGCAATCGCTTGCGTGCGGCTGAACTGTTGGGCAAGGCATCAGGCCTATTCACTGTGGACGTCAACGTAACCCAA